GACATGCAGAAGATGGGCCGGGCGCAGTTCCTGCTGGGGCTCGCCGGTCCCGATATGAACAACGCGGAAATCAAGAAGTACGCGATGGAGACGGCGGGGATCGCTGACCCGGATCGCTTCCTGCCACAGGGCCCGCCGGCGGCCGACCCCAAGGTGGAGATCGAACACCGCAAGCTCGACATCAAAGAGCAGGAAGTGGCGATCAAGGACAACGCCGAAGCGGCCAAGATGCAGCAGATGGAAGCCGATATCGCGCTGACCGTCGCCCAGGCCGTCAACACGCAGATGACGAGCATGCTGGCCGCGCCGCAGTTCCAGCTTGCGGTGATCCAGGCCATGCAGGCGAACGAAGCCGCGCTGCTAGGGAAGAACGATGCAGAGGCTGAACAGCCAGACGTTCGAGGAATGGAAGAACCACCCGCTGACGCAGGCGTACCTGGCGTTCCTGAGGGACCAGAGCCAGCAGTTGGCGGACCAATGGTCGGCGGGCCAGGAGATGGACCTCCGGCACCAGACCAAGGCGATGCTCTGCAAGGAGCTGTCCAGCCTGGAATGGTCTGACTACGCGACCTTCTACAGCATCCCGGTCGCAGAGACCGAAGCCTAATCCGCCCCCCGGCGCGATAGCCCCTGACGGGGCTCCACTACAGCAAACCAGAGCAAACATGACCAATCCATCGGGGATCACCCCGGTTGATATGCGGGTGCTCGTCAGGCCGGACCCCGTGGAAGAGAAGTCGGCCGGCGGGATCATCTTCGCCGACGCGACCAAGGACCGACAGAAGTACGCCGGAACCCGCGCCACGCTCGTGGCGGCAGGCCCCAACGCCTTCAAGGACTGGGGCGAGAAAGCCGGGATCAGCCCCGGAGCCCGCGTTCACTACGCCCAATACAGCGGCGCGATGATCAAGGGCGAGGATGGTCAGGACTACGTCATCATGAATGACGCCGACCTGACTTGCACCATCGAGGGAACACGATGAGCGAGCAAGCCGAAGCCGAAGACCACGTTGAAGCCGCCGCTTCCGAGCCCAGCGTTGAAGAACGCGCCCAGGCGATGGGCTGGGTTCCGAAGGACCGCTTCAAAGGCCCGCCCGAGCAGTTCGTGGAGGCAGAGACCTACGTCCGCAAGGCTGAGACGGTCATGCCTCTCATCAGGCGGGAAAACCAACGGCTAGAGACGGCGCTGAAGGACTCCCAAAAGGAAGTCGCCAAGCTCCAAAAAGCCGTCGAGGGGGCCATCCAGCACATCAGCAAGGCTGAGCAGCGCGCGTACGAACGGGCAGAGAAAGAGATCCAGGCCCGGATCGACACGGCGGCTGAAGCCGGCGACGTGCAGGCCGTCCGTGACGCTACGGAGGAGCTTGTCGGGCTGACCAAGGACGCCAAGTCCGAAGCCAAGCCGGAAGCCACGACCGATGACGCGGCCGACGCCCGTCAGGCGTTCATCGACGCCAACCCCTGGTACTCGACCGACCGCGTCATGCGCGCGTTCGCCAACGACCTGGCCGCCGAGCTTCAGGCAAGCGGGCTGACCGATCCGGCAAAGCAACTCGCCGAGGTCGCCAAGCAGGTGAAGGCCGAGTTCCCGGAGAAGTTCGAGAACCCCAACCGGCGGCAAGCTGCTGCCGTGGAGGGGGCCGGAACCGCTCGCGGCAGGGCGGCCAAATCCTATGCCGACCTACCCGCCGAAGCCAAGCAGATGTGCGACGAGTTCTGCCGCGACATCAAAGGCTTCACCCGAGAAAAATACGTCCGCGAATACTTCGCCAACGAGGCCCGATAATGAGCACCAGGAACCCCGCTCCCACCGTGGAAACCTCAACCGAAGGTGAAGCCACTCCGCGGCTGCAGCGCCGCTCCCGCGCCTCTGCCGGCGGCTTCGGGCTCAAGCTCGACGCCCCTGTACGAGCCGGCTGGACGCGCCGCTTCGTCAATACCGCCGACCCGCTGCGGGTCGCGCAAATGGAAGAGCTTGGCTACGTGCCCGTCGCTGAGAAGGCGTCGGAAGGAAATGCACGCACGGACGGCCTTGGCTCCCGCATCACCCGCATGGCGGGCAAGACAGAAGAGGGCGCTCCATTCCAGGCGATCCTGATGGAAACCCCTAACGACCTCTACGAACAAGGCGCCGTCGAGAAGGAAGCTCAGCGCGCGCGCTTCGATGAGGCCATCAACCGCGGAGCGTTTGTCGAGGAGTCCCCCGAGGCCCCCTACAAGCCCTCTCGCAGCTCCATCACCCATTCCTCCTAAGGGGAAATCACCATGGCTAACCAGCCTATCGGCGGGCTCACGCCTGTCCGTACGGTGTCGGGCGGGCCCTACTCTGGGGCGCTCCGTTCCTACACCATCCCGGCCTCTGACGGCACCGCCGTGTACATCGGCGACCTCGTCACCGGCGTGGGCACGTCCTCGACCGTCAACGGTGTCCAGTACCAGGACGTCACGCGCTCCGCGACCGGCGACGTCTTCCAAGGCGTCGTGGTCGGCGTTCTGCCCGACACCTCGACTTCGACCATCTACCGGGCCGCTTCGACCCTGCGGGTGGTTCTCGTGTGCGACGATCCCAACATGCTGTTCGCGGTCAGCGACGGCACGGGCGGAACCTCGCTCACTGCGGCTGATATCGGCCTGAACGCCAACATCGTTGTGGCGGCTGGCTCGACCGTCACCGGGCGCTCTGGGACGACCCTCGACAACACGACAGAGGCGACGACCAACACCCTGGACGTCAAGCTCGTGGAACTGATCAACCGCGCCGACAACACGTTCGGCTCGGCTTCCGCGACCTTCCTCGTCCGCCTGAACCGTCACCGGTTCGCCAACCAGATTGCGGGGATCTAACCGATGGCCGCTACCTCCACTGCTGCTATCGCCAAGCTTCTGGCGCCTGGCCTCAATCAGATCTGGGGCGAGTACAAGGAGTATCAGGGCGAATATCGCGACCTGTACGACGTCCAGTCTTCGGACAAGGCGTACGAAGAAGACCAGCTCATCCCCGGCTTGGGCTACGCGCCCGTCAAGCCGCAGGGTTCGCCGGTCACCTTCGACACCCTGGCTCAGGGCCTGACGTCTCGCTACACGCACACCGCCTACGCGCTGGGCTTCATCCTCACCCGTGAGGCGCTGAAGGACAACCAGTACAAGGGCAAGGCGCTCAAGGCGACCAAGATGCTGGCGCGCTCGCACCGGCAGACCAAGGAAACCGTCGCCGCCAACGTCTACAACCGCGGCCACAACAGCTCCTATCTGGGCGCTGATGGCGTGGTCCTGTTCTCGACGGCTCACCCGACCATCGCCGGCAACCAGTCGAACCGCCTTACCACGGCGGCCGACCTGTCGGAAGCGTCGCTGGAAGACCTGTGCGTTCAGATCGCCAACGCGACTGACGAACGGGGCCTGAAGGCCGCGCTGAAGCCGCGTTCGCTGCACATCCCGACTGCCGAGATGTTCAACGCCGCGCGCATTCTGAAGTCGGTCGGCCAGAACGACTCGGCGAACAACGCGGTCAACGCGCTTCGTTCGATGGGCCTGTTCCCCGAGGGCGCCAAGGTCAACCACTTCTTCGACGACTCGGACGCCTTCTTCGTCCGGACCGACGCGGACCAGGGGATGATCTTCTTCCAACGCGAAGAGCCCGAGTTCGATCAGGACAACGAGTTCGACACCTCGAACCTGAAGTACAAGTCCTACGAGCGCTTCAGCGCCGGCTGGACCGACTTCCGAGGCGCGTTCTCGAACGGCGGCGGCGCCTAAGCCGCATAGGGGCGGGCTCTGACGGGTCCGCCCCGACCTTTTCCCACTGACGGCGACAGCGCCGACTAGGAGACTAGACGATGGGTAAAACCACCTTCGGCTTTCCCTTCCGCGTGGGTAAACGCGGCTCGGTCAAGGGCTCTCCGGTCCTGACCGCCTACGCCACCTTCGACCCAACCTCGGCGTCGCAAGTGGCGCTGTTCACCCTTCCGAACGGCGCCATCCCCCTCGGCATCCAGTCGCTTGGCGGGGCCACCGGCGGCACAAACCCGACCGTGGACATTGGCTCGCTGGCGGATGACGACGGCTTCGCCAACGAACTCGACGCCGACACCCTGACCCTGTCCACTTACGGCACGGGCGCGTTGACCGGGGTTCTGC